AGCTAGTCCAGGCACTTATGAATCTAGTCATTCAGTTGATTTGACTACTATTACCCAACAACCTAACGTTGAGTTAGATTGTCGTGATACTAGTGCTGAATTAGAAATACCATGGGTTGGTCCTGATCCGTGGATGAAAACTGGATCTGGAACCATTTTGGATTGGGGAAAAATTTATGTTAGAGTAATGAGTCCTCTCTTGACTGGTACTTCGGGTTCTACAGGTGTTGAGGTTCAAGTATTTATCAGTATTAAAGATGCTGAATTTGCTGCTCCTCTTGTTCCTCAGTCTGGTGATCGTAAGAAAACCACTCGTAAGAAACAAGTTTTATCCACCGAAAGAGAGGAAAGTGCTTTGGCTGATGGGAAGCCTATATCAACAGCTCTCTCGCTTGCAGCTCGTGCTGCTGAAACAGTTGCTGGTGTTCCGCTTTTATCATCCATTGCCACTCCTGCTGCATGGGTTCTTAGAGCGTCTAGCAATTTGGCTAGCGCTTTTGGTTGGTCCAAACCATTACACACTGCAGCTCCGAATTTTGTTGTTCTTCGACCATTTCACAACTTCGGTAATTGTGAAGGCACTTCACAAGCCGAGCCTCTCTCTATTACTGCTGATCCTATGGTTAGTATTCTTCCAGGGTTTGCTGGTACGGATGTGGATGAAATGGCTTGGAATTACATCAAGAGTATTCCCGCTATGTTGGAGTCATTTTCTTTCACCACTAGTAATAATGTTGGTGATAGTCTATATAAGAAAGCTATTGGACCGTTGCTTTTGTACAACCAATACACAAATGGCATGGCCTCACCCAATCTTGCAGTCTATAGGACTTTCCCTCCATTTTGCTACCTCACTAATGCTTTTAGTCGTTATAGGGGTGGTGTTAAAGTTATTCTCAAGTTTGTTAAAACTGATTATCACTCTGGTCGAGTACTTGTTACTTGGTCTCCCTCACCTAATCTTGGTACAGATCCAACTACTGCAACATCTGTATACTCAATGAGAACCATCATTGATTTGAGGGAGGTTACAGAGGTTGAAATGACTCTTCCCTTTATGTTGCCTCAAGCCTGGCAACAAGCTGATTTAGACATGGGCACTTTTCAGGTGCGCTGCCTAAATACACTCCAAGCTCCTGCTACAGTTGGTGCTTCTATCAATGTCCTAGTCTTTTATGCTGCGGCTGAAGATTATGAAGTAGCAGTCAGTAACGGACCTTCTCTCATGCCCTATGTCCCCCAGAGTGGAGACAAACCTAACACTAAGTCTGTTGGTGTTATTGGAAATGATACTAGCACTGTTCCCTCTATTGAGGAATACAGTGTTGGTGAACGGTTCAGAAGTGTTAAACAGCTTATTTCACGTTATTCTAGATGCTATTTTAATGTAGCTACTATGGATACATGTGTAGGCTTTAGAGTATATCCATTCGCCGCCGGATATGTTCGAAGCAGCACTGGTATTACCAATGCTGCAATGGGCGGTGATATGTATTCCTTCATAGCATCTGGCTATGCTCTAGCTCGAGGAGGGATGCGATACTCCATTAATGTTGCAAACAGCGTGTTTAGTCAAGTTGATTATTCACGCCAAGTTTTTGATTTAATGGAAGCGGGTGCCAGCGGCCCTATTCAATATGCTGGAACCACTTTGGCTACTGGTTTTGCCACCGGTTCTGCTGCAGTAAGCAGCTTATGGGTAAAGCCAGGTGTGTCTGGTGCTACAGGCACATTACCTACAGCCAATCCTGCAATTTTTGTTCAATCTACTAATGGAATTGAAGTTCAATTGCCCCAATTCACAAATAACCCTTCTAGATTAATTCCTATGGATTATGATCCTAATGTTAAAATTAGTAACAATTATCCCTATAATCTAGTTCCTTTTCTAGCCTTGCAATGGCAAGAAAATAGTTCTACTGTTACCAATAAAGCTATTTATAGATCTGCAGCTGAAGATGCTCAGCTGGGTTATTTTGTTGGATTTCCCCCTTTGTTGGTTCAAATTACTTG